TAATTCTTACGAAATTCTTAATTTTTGGCCAAATGGTCAAATATTAGGTGAAAAAACTTTTACGCGAAGAAAAAAATTAAATTTTTTAAAAAGTTTTCACCAAAATTTTTGGCCATTTGACCAAAACTGCTAAAGGAGGGCAAAAAATGAGATATGTATGACTTCCTTAGAATTGAATACGAAAACAATGACAAAAAGGGTATGACCACTGTCTACCCGGTGTTTGTTGTCAAGAAGAGTCACGACCTCATGATAAGGGGCCGTGACTTTTATGCTATATGGGACGATAATACCGGGCTGTGGTCTACCGACGAAGGAGTGGTAATCCGTCAAATCGATTCTGAGTTAGAGATATTTGCTGAGCAGAACAAGGACAAGTTCAATCGGACTGTCGTTATTAGGTGGATGTCAAAAGCCAACACAGGAGTAATCGATGAGTGGCATCACTATTGTCAGAAGCAGCTCCGTGACAATTATATTTCTCTGGACTCTACTCTCACGTTCAGAAACTCTGAGGTGAAGAAAGAGGACTATGTGACCAAGCGTCTCGACTATGATCTGGCAGAAGGTCCCATTGATAATTACGACGAACTGATGTCGACTCTCTTCAATCCGTCAGAACGGGAAAAGCTCGAGTGGTCAGTCGGCGCAATTATATCCGGGGACACAGCAAAGAAGATTCAGAAGTTTGTCGTGCTGTATGGTCCGAGAGGGTCTGGCAAGTCCACATTCCTTGAATGGATTGTGCAGGGGCTGTTCGATGGCTATTACGTGACATTCGAGGCTAAGACACTGGCATCAAGAAATAACCAGTTTGCTCTAGAGCCGTTTAAGTCGAATCCTCTGGTGGCGCTTCAGCATGATGGGGACCTCAGCAACATCGCTGACAATACGAAACTTAACTCGATCGTCTCTCATGAAAGAATGGTGATGAACGAAAAGTACAAATCTTCCTATGAGATCGCGTTTAGAACGTTCCTGTTCATGGGCACGAACGAGCCTGTTGATATTACTGGTTCGAAGTCTGGACTGAACAGAAGACTTCTGGATGTGTTTCCAAGCGGCAGAAGGTTAAAGCCGGAAGAGTATGAAAGAATTCGGGAGGCAATCAAGTTCGAGAAGGGTGCCATCGCGTGGCACTGTCTGCAGGTGTACAAGAAACTTGGGCGTTACTATTATGACAAGTATGAACCTAGGCAGATGAAAGAGGAGACGGATCCGTTCTATGTGTTCATGTGTGACTACTATTACGATTATATTTCCGACAAAGATGAAGTGACTCTGGCAAAAGCGTGGGTCGACTACAAGAAGTATGTGGAAGAGACTTCTCCGAAGCGGGTGTATTCGTATCAAAGAGTTCGCGCTGAACTGAAAGACTACTTTAATAACTACGAGGAACGCGGAGTAACTAAAGACGGTGAAAGGGTCAGGAGCTATTACAGCGGGTTCAAGAAAGAACTTATATTTGCTGTGGACATGGCTCCGAAAGAAAAGGAGATCACAGAGGCACCGAAATACTGGATGGACTTCAAAGAGCAGGACAGTTTGCTGGATGATATTCTGGCGGACTATCCTGCTCAACTTGCTAATGAGGACGGAAAGCCGCCTAAAAAGTGGGAGAATGTCGAAACTAAACTGAAGGATATCGACACCCACCTGCTGCATTATGTTTTGACTCCTGTTGTGCATATCGTAATTGACTTTGACAAGAAAGATGAGAACGGCAACAAGAGTCTTGAATTGAATATGGCAGCAGCAAACACGTGGCCGAGGACCTATGCAGAGTTGAGCAAGAGCGGGCAGGGGATCCACTTGCATTATATTTACAAGGGCGACCCTACGCAGCTTAATCGAGTCTTTGAAGATGGCGTAGAGATCAAGGTCTTCACGGGGAAGAGCTCTCTCAGGCGAATGCTTACTAAATGCACATCCGATCCAATAGCGGAGATCAACAGCGGCTTGCCTCTGAAAAAGGAGGTAAAGAAGATGCTGACATGGGACGGTATCAAGAATGAAGCGATGCTTAGAGCCATGATCGTCAAGAACATGCGCAAAGAGTATCATGCGGCTACGAAGCCCTCTGTAGATTATATTTACAATTTGCTCGAAGATGCACAGGAGCGTGGAGTCCAGTATGACGTAAGCGATATGTATCCGGATCTGTATACATTCTGCAGCAGGAGTACACATCAGAGTGAATACTGTCTTAATCTGCTGGATCAAATGAAACTTAAGACCGATGCACTGCCGGAAGGAGTTGACGGAAACTCCGGCATGCCAATTATATTTTACGATGTTGAGGTCTTCCCCAACCTGTTTCTGATTAACTGGAAGAAACTTGGGGTGGACGGAGTCGTGAGGATGATCAATCCTAAACCGAAAGAAGTAAGACGGTTCGTTCAGTTTAAGAGGCTTGTCGGATTCAATAATCGCCGGTATGACAATCACATGGTGTATGCCAGAATGATGGGCTACACCAACAAACAGTTGTATGAGCTGAGTAAACGAATCATAGGCAAGGAAAAGAGCGCCTTCATTGGAAATGCGTACAACCTTTCCTACACTGATATTTACGACTTCAGCTCAAAGAAACAGTCCCTTAAGAAATTTGAGATCGAGCTCGGTATTCACCATCAGGAGCTTGGGCTTCCTTGGGATGAACCTGTTCCTGAAGACATGTGGGAGAAAGTTGCAGAGTACTGCGATAACGATGTAATCGCGACAGAGGCGGTGTGGAACGCGCGTCATGCGGACTTTGTTGCAAGAGAGATTCTGGCAGATGTGGCCGGAATGACAGTAAACGACACAACCAACTCATTAACCACAAGAATTATATTTGAGGGGAACAAGACTCCTCAGGGAGAATTCAACTATCGAAACATGGGTGATGAGTCACAGATTGTGGAGGTAGAAAACTTCTACGATCTTGACGACTTCTTGGCGCAGTGCGATCCAATATATACCAAATTTGACAGCAAAGGGCGACCGATATTCCCGGGATACCGTTACTCGTTCGGAAAGTCCGAGTACAGAGACGAAGTTCCAGGAGAAGGGGGGTATGTATACAGTGAGCCTGGAATGTATACTAACGTTGCGCTGCTGGACATTGCATCGATGCATCCAAGCAGTATTGTGGCTGAACAACTTTTTGGACCCGTTTATACCAGAAGGTTCCAGGAGATACTTGCCGCCCGTATTGCGATTAAGCATAAGGATTTCGACAAGGCTCGTACGCTTCTTGGCGGAAAATTAGCCAAGTATCTGGACGATGAGTCTGCTGCCAAGGATCTGGCTCAGGCTTTGAAAATTGCAATCAACTCCGTGTATGGGCTTACCTCGGCGTCGTTTGATAACCCGTTTAGAGACAAGCGGAACGTAGACAACATCGTGGCGAAGCGAGGAGCTCTGTTCATGATCAATCTGAAACATGAGGTGCAGATGAGAGGATTTACGGTGGCTCACATCAAGACTGATTCGATCAAGATTCCGAATGCCACACCGGAAATTATATCCTTTGTGCAGAAGTATGGACAGATGTATGGCTACAACTTCGAGCACGAAGCGACATACGACCGGATGTGTCTTGTGAACGACGCGGTTTATATTGCTAAATATGCTGGAGAGGATGGAGAATGGACAGCTACCGGCACACAGTTCCAAGTTCCGTACGTGTTCAAAACCCTGTTCAGCAAAGAGCCTATTCAGTTCGATGACATGTGCGAGACAAAGTCAGTAAGCACAGAATTATATTTGGACATGAATGAAGATCTGGCAGAAGAACACGATTACAGATTTGTAGGAAGGGTAGGCAGATTCTGTCCGATCAAAGCCGGATGCGGCGGAGGAGAGCTGCTTCGGTATAAAGATGGAAAGTACTCTGCTGCTACTGGAACCAAAGGGTACAGGTGGCTTGAGTCTGAAATGGTCAAAAATTTGGGCAAAGAAAGCGATATTGACCGGAGCTATTACGACAAGCTCGTGAACGACGCCGTTGACGCAATTTCCGAATATGGCGATTTTGAGTGGTTCATAGGGCGCTAATTCTTACGAAATTCTTAATTTTTGGCCAAATGGTCAAATATTAGGTGAAAAAACTTTTACGCGAAGAAAAAAATTAAATTTTTTAAAAAGTTTTCACCAAAATT